TTCGGGCAGTCCAACGCTTGGCTGGCAGGATAATGAGGACGAGGTTTTGAGCGACCAACTGCAAATCGCTCAGGACTTCATTTCAAGCCTTACAAACGACCCGACGCAAGAGTGGACCCTAAGTACCAGCGTGTCGCTTACGAGGTTTGTAGAGAGCCGTGACGACCGCACGGCAGGGTGGGTGGCAACGATGTCATTCCAACTTCCGTATAGCCATAGCATTTGTGAAATTCCGACCTAACCTACATTTACCATAAAGCAGAAATATGCCTACTCCAATTCTACAACAAATGCTCGGCCAGGGCGGTTCCATGCGATTCGTGGACGCTGCGGTATCGGGCCAAAACTTTGACTTCATCGTGGTGAATGCCGCCGCAACCTTCACGACCCTCACGGGTACAGGTGGCGAAGACCTGCTCACCGCTTACGCATTGAGCGGCAAGTCCGTGTCCGCTGGGATAGTTATTTCAGGCAGGAACGGCGGCAAGATTACTGCCGTCACTCCATCGGCTGGTTCGGTCATCGGATACACCTTCCTCTAACCATGCTGATAGGCTACGGCTACGGCTATCCGACTAATATGCTGCAAGGCGGCCTTGCTGCGGCGGCATGGGCGGCGTTCAACGCTCGTGCTACGACCGACGGGGCAGCAGCGGCAGAAGCCGCCGTCAGCGGTTGCCTGCAAGCCCGATTCGCCGTAATATTCAATTTCTAATATGCCCACGCCTTCCTTATTGATAGTCCCCGCCCGATTCAAGACGGGCAAGTTGTATTCGCAAATACCAACCAGCGGTGCGGGGGACTTCACCGTTACCCGCAACACCGAGGCACGGCGGTTCGGTCCTGACGGGCTAATTGCGTCCGTAGCATCAGGCATACCGAGGTTGGACTACTACACCAGCGGCGGCGTGACGGGGTGTCCTGCGCTACTCGTAGAACCTGCGGCGACCAACTTAGCACCCAACGCCAACTTGATGAATATCCTTGACACTCCAACGGTGTCGGGCGGGGTTACATTTACGACTGGCAGTACTGATTTTCTCGCACCCGACGGAACGAGCGCAACCATCAACAAATATGTCGGCGGTGCAGCAAGTGGAGCAACGCAATCAAGTAGGTATAGCACGACCGCAATAACGGCAACGGCTTCGGGCGTTCACACATTTAGCATTTTTGTGAGGCGTGGCGCAACCAATCCTCTTGATTTTTGTGTAATTACACCCGTTAGTTTTACAGGCATAAGCCCGAGTCCAGGTCGCTCGTTTTTCAACCTTGCAAGTGGGACCGCAATAACATCGGGCGCAAGGATTGAGAACTACGGGAATGGATGGTATCGGTTGATTTCTCAACCTCTTACATTGGCTGCTGGCGACCTCACTGGTGGAATGTATTTTGAAATGGCGAGTACCAGCGGAAGCGTGTCCTTTGCCACATCAGGCGCATTGAACCTCACCGCCTACACTTGGGGAGCACAGTTTGAAGCAGGCAGCGTCGCAACCTCCTATATCCCCACCACCACAGGCACGGGAAGCCGTTCAGCCGATGTCATCTCGGTCAGCGGAGCGGTCAGCGGGTCCATTGGGCAGACGGAGGGGACGATTTATGCGGAGGTGAATTTGAATAATATATCAGGCCTTAAAGCAATTATTCAATTAGATAATGGAACGGGCGATAATCGCTTGCTGATTCAGTTATCAAGTCCAAACACGTTGACTTTTTTTACTACAAATGCAGGGATTGTTTCTACAATAGCATCAGGAACTATAACGACAGGAACTCACAAAATAGCCGCATCATATTCGTCTGGAAATGTTCAAATTTATATGGACGGATTATTTTTAGCAAGTGGAACTATGGCAAATTATCCTTCTTTGGCATTAAGCAATGTATCAATCGGAAGTAGGATTTTTAGCGGAGTTCAAGGCAATTTTCTAAACGACCGCATCCGTGCCTTGGCCCTCTACACCACCCGCCTAAGCAACGCAGAACTCGCAGCCCTAACAACCCCGTAATGCCTACATTCCGCAAGTTCGCATTCCCATCGCAGAAGGTTGCAGACCAGTTGCTCGCATCCCTGCAACCGCTGGACTTCGCCGTGCCGCTCGGACACCTCTGCGCCGCTACGGATGCGGAAGGGAACTGCATCAAGACCCGCCCTGAATTTGCGGTGGACATCCTATTCCACGACACCTGCCCCGAAGAACTCGCCGCATTTGTGGTGTGGCCCACGCCGTGCGGGGTGCATTGTTTCAGCGGATGGGATGAACAATACGCCGCCGACTACCAAGAATTTGCAACACCGCAAAGCAAATAACATTTCCAACCATGGGACTATTTAACCGCCGAAACGCCAACCCCGACCAACCCAAATTACCACTTATGAAATCAGCCGTCATCGCTCTGCTCCGTCACCTACTCACCTTCATCGGTGGTACACTCGTCGCCAAAGGTATCATCGACACCGCTACCCTCACCGAAATCATTGGCTCGATATTGACTTTGTTGTCAGTTGGTTGGATGGCCTTGGATAAATCAAAGGGCGAACCCAACAAGTAGTGAACCTGCTGGAGACCACTATCATCGGCACGGTCAGCGCAATCGTTGGCGGTGCAGTTGCTTGGCTGACCAAAGGAAAGTTCACGGCAGATAGCCTCCAAGTCAAGCAAGCCCAAGCGGTGCTGGCTATGTGGCAGGCGACCGCCGAGGCCCAGAACAAAGAGTTAACAGAATTACGCAATGAGTTGTTAGTTTTGCGTCAACGGATTGAGTCATTGGAATCTACTATCCATATGCTTGAATCCGAAAACGCATCACTAAAAGCCATGCAATGATTCTACCACTAACCAAACATTCCCGAAACATCCACGAAGTCACCTGCCAATCGGGGCAGGAGTTTCTACTTATTTCCGACCTGCATTGGGACAACCCCCATTGCGACAGGGGACTACTTACCAACCATCTCAAAGAGGCACAACGCAGGAACGCAGGAGTCATCGTCAACGGTGACTTTTTTTGTTTAATGCAAGGCAAGGGCGACCCACGCAGGAGCAAGGAGGACATCCGAGAAGAACACAACAACGCCCGCTACTTGGATTCCATCGTCAACACGGCGGTGGAATGGTTTGCACCGTACGCCAAGAACCTGCTGCTGGTTGGCTACGGGAACCACGAAACCTCCATCATCCATCACCAAGAAACCGACATCCTGCAACGCTTTGCAAGCACGCTGAACTACGCCACAGGGTCAGCAGTTGAAGTTGGCGGATACGGAGGAACGATTGACATCCGTGTCCAGCACGACCCCAATCGGGGGATGAACTTCGTGGTCCATTACTACCACGGTGCAGGTGGGGGTGGACCAGTTACAAAGGGGGTCATCCAAGACCAACGCCTACTCGCAGCCACCGAAGGCTACGACCTCACATGGATGGGCCATGTTCACGAATTGTACTATCACCAAAACATGATTCACAAATATGACCGCCCCAAGAAGACCCTCATTCAAAAGCCTGTTCACCAACTGCGTACTGCGACTTACAAGGAGGAATGGGACGGCGGATACATGGGCTTTCATACTGAACGAGGAAGAGGCCCGAAGCCTTTGGGAGGCTATTGGATGAAACTTGAAACCAGCAGGAACGCAAGCAAGGACAACAAAGGCACGGAACTGCAACTGCACGCCACCTTCACGCCTGCGGACCGCTTATATTGACCTGTACGAAGTAATCGTACGCCTAAAGTAGCGGAATCCGCTACCTTGCGCAAATTATCCCTCCTGCGTGTCGGAGGCGGTCAAGTACAGGTAGCCGTACTCCTTCTCCGCATTGAACTGCGGGCAAGCCTTGGTCACACCTGGGAAGTCACGATGGCCGCAGATGCGGGCCTTGGGATATTTCTGCAACCACGATAGCAGCACCCCTGCGATGGCTTGGCGTTGCTGGATGGTGCGGTCGTCCGAATCCTTACCCCCGATGTACGACACATGCAGGCTCGTAGCGTTGTGTCCTGCAACCCCGTTGGTCACTTTGTCATCCGTAGCAAGGGTCGTGATGTTCCCATTGGCCTCAATGATTTTGTGGTAGCCCACCGACTTCCAACCAAGCCCCTCCTTCCAATGGCGGCGGATGGATGCGATGGTGGTGTTCTTGGGGGTAGCCGTGCAATGGACGACAAGGTGGGTGATGTTTCTCATTCTTCGGGGTTTAAAAGCGGATAGTAGCAGACGGTATGCTCTTCGTCCTTGGGTAACTGGGATGCAGACACCTCGTGAATCCCTGACCATTGGGCTTTGGCTGGATCGTAGCCGAGCAACTCGCAGGCCCTGCGGTACTCGCACAGGAGGGCGTGGTTCTGCTCAAGGTCAGCGGGGGATATCGCAATCATAAGCCGCTCCAAGGCATTCGTGAGGGCTTTTGCAGGTCGGGTGGAGTGGTAGGTCATACCGCAAATTTATACGCTATCGGGTGCATTTATGGCGAAAAATAGGAATTTATACCGCTTCGGGTATAATGCCCTGAAAAAAAAAATTGACACGAGCGGTCGCAAATGGATAGAGCCGTTGTAACTTTGTCGGACACTAAACCCAAACCCATGAACCAAGAAACCAAAACCAAACTCAAAGCCGCCCTTGCGACTGGCTACATCGTGCTGACCGCCTGCCTCGGCATCGCATTTTTCGGTAGATTCATCCTTGCAATTATCACCCACTAAACGCTAAGCCGTGAAAAAGAAACAGTACAAAATCACTTGGGGCGAAGGTTACGCCCAAATTTGCTCAAGCAAGTTAGAAGTAGCGACCATCCTCTTTGACTTACTTTCCGACCATCAATCCGTTAAAGTTGAATTAATCCAAAATCCATCCTAAACCATGCACAAATTCAAAACCACCAACATCAAAGGGAAGGACTATGTTGAGGTCAACCAACGCCTCCTGTACTTCCGCAACGAGCCAACCTTTGCAGGCTGGTCCATCGAATCCGACCTCGTTGACCTGCAACCCGACCGCTGCTGCATAAAGGCCATCATCCGTGATGCCGATGGCCGCATCCGGGCAACAGGCCACGCCCATGAGGATCGCACCAGTTCCATGATAAACAAGACATCCTATGTAGAAAACTGCGAAACCTCTGCCTTTGGTCGTGCCTTGGCCGCCCTTGGTATCGGTATTGAAACGAGCATCGCATCCGCCAACGAGGTGCAGATGGCCATCGCCAAGCAAGAGCAGTTCAACGACTTGAGCGACAAACTTGGATTGGTTCCTTCGTACGATGACTTGACCGTTGCGACCCTCAAGAGCGACTTCCTAAAGTTGGTCAAGAAACTCCCCGCTGACCAGCAGGAGCGGTTCCTTAAAGACATTGACCAAATGACCCCCGCCCGTTTTGAAAAGGGCATCGCGTTCATACAAAACCAACTCTCTAAAAAATAAGCCATGGCTAACCTACTATCCCGCCTCAACGCTGACGCATTCGTTGCCTTAATGAACGAGCGTGACCAGTATTCCAACACCATCAACGAGTTGCTACAAACGATGCAACAAAAGGACTGGTTCCAAGACCTCACTCAAAAAGAGTTGTGGAACTTGTCCATGCACCTTCCCAAAGATATTTGGGATGGGAATATCCGAACGCTTGTTAACCTGTTTCAAACCCGCCCAATCACCAACCCATGAACCACCTCGTAACCATTCCCAAGTCGGACATATCCAAGCAGGACATCGCCGACATCGCCGCTGGCCTCATCCTCCGCATTGAGGAAGGAGAGGTCAACCCCATCGCCGCCCATGTGCGCCTCAAAGCCGTTGTCAAAGCCTTGGAGCAAGTCCTCAAATCCACCGAGGACATCGTGCGGGACGAAGCCGAAAAGCACGGCAAGACATTCTCTGCATTTGGTGCAGAAATCCAAGTCAAGGAGGGTGCGCTTACTCCGGATTACACGCACGATCAGGTTTGGAGTGACTTGCAGGCATCCATGAAAGCCCGTGAAGAACTGCTCAAGATGGCCTTCCGCAACGCTGGGAAAGCCACGGTGTACGACGAAGCGACGGGCGAAGCGGTACCTGTGTGTCCGGCAAAAGGGACAAAACCATCCATTGCAGTAACTTTTAAGACCACTTAACCATGAAAGACGGACAAAAAATCGGCCAATGGCTAAAGTGGGATTTTGAGAAGAATGGGAATTTGAAAATCAATGACTGGAATGGTAATAATATCTACTTTGAGGCTTCAAATGGATTTTGGGAAAAGCGTGAATGGGATTCTCAAGGCAGATTAATTTACACAGAGGATTGCTCTGGATTTTGGGAAAAGTTTGAATACGATGACGAAAACAATTGTATATTCTATGAAAATAGAAATGGTGTAATCATAGACGAAAGATTCCCCACAGTCATCCTACACAACGGACGCAAATACCAACTAATCCCCTAACCATGCCCAAGCCAAAAGGAAAAGAAATCCAACGAAGGGTCGCCACCATCTACGCCGTGTCGTACCTCGCACAACGCCCATACAGGGCCGTAGAACTCGCCGAAGTGCTTGGGTTGAACCTTCGTACCACCTATCGAATTTTAAGCGATTTGCGGGCCTCAAATTGGCTCATCAAAGAAAACCTCACTTACTCAATTCAACCTAACCAAACCCCAACCCAAAACCCATGAGCGATTACACTCCACAACCCAACACCTTCACCTTGTTTGCCAACGACAAAGGTGACAACCCGAAGCGGCCTGATTACAGGGGCGACATTGTTCTGCCCGACGGAACCAAGATGCGCTTGTCCGCATGGATTCGCGAATCAAGAAACGGCGAGAGAAAGTTCTTAAGCGGCAAAGTGGAACCGTTCCAGCAGCAGACCAGCGGCGGGAATTTTGCGCCGCAAGATGGTGATATGCCTTTTTAGTGTAACTTTGTGACCTAATTACATTTACCAATAACCACCCCATGATTGCGGCCATGCGGTGTTTAGATAAAGGGTTCATTACATCGTAACCCCTCGCCCTGGCTGCCGCAACAGTCAGGGCGTTTTTTTCTTAATGCTATGGCAGAAATATCAATCTTCAAAGCCTCCACGGGAAGCGGTGTGCGAAACAACGTCCCGGAGAGCCACATGCAGTTCGTCCAGTACATTCAGGACATCAAGGACGGCATCTTTTACACCGAGGTCATGGCCTACCGTAAGGCCAAAACCGAGGAAACCAAACGAAGGCTCACCGCCGTAACTCCGAGCGGCAAGTTCAAGAAGCAGGGCAAAGACGGCCTTGAAACGCATTCGGGCATTCTATGCATCGACATTGATGCCAAGGACAACGAAGGCGTTGACGTGCTGGCAATCCGTGATGACGAATACCTCTACGCTCTGCACAAATCAACGGGAGGCGAAGGCTATGCGGCCTACTATCGTATCGAGCCGGACCGCCACCTGGAAGCGTTCTACGCTTTGGAGAAACGACTTGCGGACAAGTTCCACATCATCGTGGACCCTGCATGCAAAGACGTAAGCCGTTTGCGGTTCGTCAGTTTTGACCCCGACGCATTCATCACCGCCAAAAACGTGCAGGTGTTCAAGACCTACCTGCCCAAGGTCAAGGCCGCACCGGTCCCCAAGTTCTATCCCCACGGCGAACACGATGTCGAACACATCCTCCAACAACTGGAGGCCAAGCGCATTGACCTTACGGATTCTTATGCGGATTGGGTGAAGATTGGATTTGCCATTGCGGCGAAGTACCATGAGCCGGGGGCCGACCTGTTCCATCGGGTGTCAGCGATATCCCCGAAGTACAACCCCGAAGCATGCGACCGCAAGTACAAGCAACTCTGCCAGTCCAAGCAGAACCAGGTGTCCTTCGCCTCCTTCATGTGGCTCGCCAAGAACGCAGGGGTCGAAATCCAAACCAAGCAAACCAAGCACATTGTATCAACCGCCAAGTCCCACCGCATGCGGGTGGGTACCAATGGAGGACCCAAGGACATCAACGCCGCTACCGAAACGGCGGTTCGCATCCTTCGGGAGATTGACCAAATAAACGTGGAACAGTTGGAGGAAATCGTCGCCAACACCATGGCCCTTGATACTACGGAATTGAAATCCGCTGATACCGAGGACACTCCGCTAAAGCAAATCAAGGCTTACTTAAGGTCTTTTGACCTGAAGCGCAATGAAGTTACCCGTTGCATTGAACTCAAAGGGGAACCAATTACCGACGTTGACATCAACGACCTATACACCGATTGCTTGGAGCAGTTTGGAAGGAAGGAGGTCACCATGCAGTTAATCAACTCAATTATTGATTCAAGCCATACCCCGACATACAACCCGTTCATGCAGTTCTTCGCCAAGAACGCCCACCGGACCCCGACTGGCTGCATCAAAGCCCTGACCGATACCATCGTGGCCACAAATGTCGAACACGCATTCATGCAACTCTGCATCTACAAGTGGCTCTGCTCGGTGGTTGCAAGCATGCACGGTGAATATTCGTTGTCCATCTTGGTCTTATGCGGTGACCAGGGTATCGGCAAGACGAACTTCTTCCGAAACCTGCTGCCAACGGAACTGCGGTCCTACTACGGAGAATCCAAACTGGATGCCGGCAAGGATGACGAAATTCTTATGTGCAAAAAAATTATCCTCTGCGATGACGAGTTTGGTGGCAAATCCAAGCAGGAGGCCAAGAAACTGAAGGAACTGTCCTCCAAGCAGACCTTCAGCATCCGCAAGCCCTACGGACGGGTCCACGAAGAACTGACCAGGTATGCGGTGCTTTGCGGCACATCGAACGACGAGGAAGTCATCAACGACCTTACGGGGAACCGTAGGATTCTGCCCATCGTTGTGGGCCACATTGATTGGGATGCCTATGCCGCTATCGATAAGACGGACCTATTCATTGAAGCCTATCACGCCTATAAGACCCAAGGAGCAGATGCCTGGCAACTGTCCAAGGCCGAAATCACCATGCTGAACGAAAAGACCATGAACAACGTCCAGCCAGCGGTCGAGAAAGAATTGCTTTTTAACTATTTTGAGATGCCAAACGAAAAGAACAAAGGCATCGGAGCGGAGTGGCTGACCAACTCGGAAATCAAAAACATCCTTGAATCCTACACCGAGCAAAAAATCAACCCGAACAAACTTGGGGCAGTTCTTAAGTCCATCGGCTGCAAAAAAGTGAGCAGGCACGACCGAAACAACCGAGGATGCTATTACCTAGTCACTAAAACGAATAGTAGTAACTATGCGCAAGGCGGTGATAATAAGCGATATCCGTACTAACATAGTGACATAGTCACTAAAAATGCGATTTTTCTTTAAGCAATATATATGCGTGTGCGTGTGTGCGTGTATGTATATATATATATTCTCTATAGAAAAGTAGTGAATGTAGTGACTATGTGACTATAAGTGGCCCTCACGCTATCAAAAACGCAGATTTTTATAGTCACTACTCAATTTTTGCAGTAACTATCAGTAACTATGTTAAGACCCTACCAAACCAAAGCCATTGACATGATGCGGTTGAGCCTTGCCGATGGCAAGAAACGCTTGATACTCTGCTCCCCGACGGGAAGCGGGAAGACCGTCATGTTTACCTACATGGTCGCAAGAGCCTTGGAGAAAGGCAAACAGGCCATCATCTTTACGGACCGAGTGGAACTGCTGAAGCAATCCAACGGAGCCTTGGACCTATTCGGAATCAAGCCGACCTTAATTGAGGCCAGCAAGACCCGGCTCGATGTTTCGGGGAATTGTTTCATCGCCATGGCCCAAACGTTCAGCCGTAGAAAGGACGCAGTCGAATACACGGACCTCCTTAACCGAATGGACCTGGTCATCATTGACGAGGCCCACAAGCAGACCTTCAACCCATTGCTGCCTTACATCAACCCCAAGGCCGTGGTCATCGGGGCCACCGCAACGCCGCTGCGTCGTGGTAACCAAGAGTGCCTATCCAAGTTCTACGAGGTTTTGCATGTTCCAGTTCAGGTGCAGGAATTAATTGACCAAGGGTTCCTCGCCAACCCCGTGACCTATGGTGCCAATCAAGACCTTTCAGGAATCCGCATGAAGGGCAACGATTACGACACCGAGCAGATGGCAACGGTCTATTCCAAGCGGAGGGTATTTGATGGAGTGGTCCAAAACTACGGGAGGCATTGCAGGGGCAAGAAGGCCATTGTGTTTGCCAGCAACATCGCATCAAGCAAAGAGGTTTGTGCCGCCTTGCAGGTTGCAGGCCATAACGCCCGCCATGTGGATGGGACGATGAACAAGCAGGACCGTGCCGATGTGCTGGCTTGGTTCAAGCACACGCCCGACGCTATCCTTTGCAACTGCGATCTTATGACCACAGGGTTCGACGAGCCAACCATTGAGGTCGTGATCCTATACCGTGCGACCGCAAGCCTGCCGCTATTCATGCAGATGGTGGGCCGTGGCTCCAGGGTGACACCAACCAAGAAGGATTTCACCATCCTTGACTTCGGGAACAACGTGCAGACCCATGGCTTTTGGGAGAACCGGCAGCAATGGTCCCTCAAAAAGAAACGCAAGAAGAAATCCGATGGCGTTGGCGGTGCGAAGAACTGCAAGGGCTGCGAGGCGATTATTCCCGTTGGGGCGATGAAGTGCAAGCATTGCGGCTACGAGTACCAGCGCAAACCCCAAGAGCATGGCGAGATGGTGGACCTTCACCTGATGACCAAGGCACAGGGCATGCAGTTGGCCACGACCAGCAACATGTACCTAAAGGCACAACTGGCCAAGGCCAAGGTAATTTCACCGTTTTGGGTGTTGCACAACCAATGCAAGAGCAAAGCCGAAGCCTTGGAGTTCATCCGATATATGGGATGGAAGCCAGGCTGGGCATTCCACAATAAAGACCGTTTCCCAATCCTTAAGTAATTCCATGCAAGAGTTCAAGATTCAAGCCGAGTGTTTCCAATGGCATTGGAACACCTTTCCCGACCAGCGGGGCCGATTGTTTACTGTAAACAACAATGCCCCGTCTGCCTATGCGGGAAGCGTGATGAAGGCTATGGGGGTGGTGGCGGGGGTCAGTGATATGGTGTATTTGTCCAACGCTGGGGCCGTGTTCTTGGAGTTCAAGGACCCCAAAGGCAAGCAGTCCCTGTCGCAGAAATGGTGGCAGGGGGTCGTTCAGGAGGCGGGGTATAGGTACGAGGTCATCCGAAGCGTGGAAGATTTCCAACGGGTGTTGGCTGAATGTGGGTGAATTGTGAATATCTTTGACCCATGCACCGCATACTGCTCCTTCTACTCCTGACCGCCTGCACCAACGACCGCCCGTGGCGGGTGATTGAGGTGAGGCCCAAGGGTAACGCCTGCGAGTATGTGCTATCCCGCTCCAACGGATTCGGGCCGCAGTTAAAAAACATAACCGCACCATGCGGGAAGTATCAACTTTTCCAAACCATAAACCCCTAAACCAATGAAACCAACACCCACCGATTTCCGCCGCTGGCAGATTCACATCCGCAAGGAGTGCGTGAATTGCAGCCGCCCCGACCGCTCCGAAACCATCAAGGCTTGGTCCGTTAACTGGACCCTGCTCGGTCGCATCCTCCAAGCCAAAAACGCCTGATCATGCCCTGGATACGACCCCAAGACCAAATGCCCAAGGAGGGCGAACCTGTGCTGATAACCGATGTGGAAGGACTGCAAATCGTTGCTTGGTTTAATTACGAATATGATAAGTGGTACTGCGAGGAACACTCTTGGTTTACCCACGAAGTCGCCTACTGGATGCCCATCCCCGAAGTCGTTTAAGCCATGAAAACTGCAGACCAAATACTCGCAGAACACGAGGATGCCAACGAGATGCACTTGCACCAGGTTGACCGAGAATGGGTCATCAAAGCGATGGAGGAGTATGCAAGTCAATCATTTCAAAACCATAATCACAATTATGTCCTCACATCCTTTGAAGGACACCGAGTTCTTAAATGTACCCTTTGCCCATCGATAGCAGCCATATGACCCCCGCCCTCATCCACCACCTCGTTGACACCACCGCCGCTATATTCGGCATCACGCCCGACCAGGTGCGCTCCGCATCAAGGGAACGGCCATGCGTTATCGCTCGGAACATCGTCGCCGACATCGCCTACAACGAATACCTGTTCACATTCATGGCCATCGGGAAGGAGTTGAACCGCCACTACTCCACGATAATCATCAACCTTGAATCCTTCCACAACGATTGCAAGGCCAAGCCTCAACTGAGGTACCTACGGAGGCAAGTTTTCAACAACGCCCAAGAGTACTTGCAGACCGCCGAAGGGGCGTACATAACTGACACTCTGCAACTTCCGAAGCAAGAGTAGGGCCAAACCGCCTGCCTACCTTGGGGGGGTGCTTAACTGCATCCCCCTTTTTTTTGCAATCTTTGTGCATGCAGTCAGCCGACCAAGTCATCCTTGACCTCTATCGCACGGGCGAAATCCGAAAGGCGTGCCTTACAATAACAGGCGGCGACCCGCTTTGGCGTGACTTGGAGCAGGAGTGCGTCCTAATCCTGCTGGAAAAGGACCCCGCCAAAATCCTGCAAATACAGGCGCAGGGCTACTTCAAGTTCTATGTGGTTCGGTTGCTGCTGAACCTCTACCGGGGCAAGAACAACCAGTTCGCCCAAAAGTACCGACACCACGATTTGCTGGAGGAACTGAACCCCGATGCCCCCATATCGCAGGCCGAGTACGATTCGCTGATGGACGACCTTTGGGCCATCGCAGAAGCGGAGATGGACACTTGGGCCAAGGACGGGGCGTTCCCGTACGACAAGGAGTTACTCCGTCTGCACCTGCGCACGGGGAATATGAAGAAACTTTCAAGGGACACGGGCATACCGTATCGCTCCATCATTTATTCCATTGACCAAGCCAAGGCTAAAATCAAGGCCGCAATACAAGCCCATGGACACGCTGATATTTCCCCTGCTGATTAGTTCGCTCACGGCCCTCGCCATTGCGGAGTATCATGTCCTCCCACAGGCTTGGTACCGGACTTGGTTTGCCCGGCACAAGCCGTTCAGTTGCGTTACCTGCCTGACCTTTTGGGTGGCGGTGGCCCTGACGCTGCCTACTTGCGGATGGGTCCTCGCCCCTGTTTACGGCCTCGCCTCGGCAGGGCTGACCGTTGTCATCCTTCAAGTCACCAACCGATGACCCAAGACGAATACTTACTTGCGGCCAAGCACCGCCATTACTGGGACCAGTATCAAGCGGCCCTGTTCATGAGGTTATCCCCGGAAGCCGTCCACGATTTGCAGACCATCCTTGTCGCACACGGACGACCCAACACGAATTGGTGGTGTGCGGACTGCGTAAAATCGGCGCTCTCCTACATTTACCAAGAGGCGGACCAATTCGCCCAAGCCAATCAGCAGACCGTTACTCATGCCCTTACCAACACCGAAACCCCAAGAGCCGAAGGATGAATTCCTGCAACGCTGCATGGGTGATGCAAAGACCAATTCCGAGTTCCCCGATGCTGGGCAACGGATGGCCGTCTGCGCCCACCTGTACGCTAACGACAAGCGGCAGGAGTTCCAAACCTACGCCGACTACGGCGAAGGTGTCCGCAACAACGCCAAGCGGGGGATTGAACTCAACGAGCGTAACGGCAATAAGTGCGCAACCCAAACAGGCAAGGTCAGGGCGCAGCAACTCGCCAATGGTGAAGGGGTATCCCTTGCAACCATCAAGCGGATGCACTCCTACCTTAGCCGGGCAGAAACCTACTACGACAACGCTGACAGTACCAGCGACTGCGGTTACATCAGTTACCTGCTTTGGGGTGGCAAAGCGGCCCTTGGGTGGTCAAGGAATAAACTCCGAGAACTTGGCGAACTCGACTAAAGCGTCCAACGATGAAGCGCAGGTCCAAGCCCGCATGGATTCGCTGATGATGGTCATTACGACCCTCTGCGACTGCATTGGAGCGGTGGATGATTCCAACTCACCCAACGCCTTTGCGGTCAAGATGAAAATCGTGGACAAGATTGACGAACTGATTGACAAAATAGAATACTGATGGGAGCAGGAAGGCCAAGGATATTTGAAACCCCCGAAGACCTTGGGAAAGCATGGGCCGCATTCAAGGAGGATGTCAAAGCCCAAGGCGAACAATGGAAGCGGGTGCAGTATGTCGGGAAGGATGGGTTAAAGAAGGAAGACCCCGCCAAAGTGCCGCTAACCTTGGAAGGGTTTAAGCGGTTTTGCCGCAATAATTACGGAGAGGTCCAGCACTATTTTGACAACACGGATAAAGCATACGAAGAATTCTGTGTCATCTGCCGTGCGATTCGGGAGGAAATCCGAGAGGACCAAATCATCGGTGGGATGCTTTCGTTCTACAACCCCTCCATCACGCAGCGGTTGAACGGTCTTGTAGAGAAGCAGGAAACGAGCATCACCATCGAGCAGCCGTTGTTCGGCGATGGAGTTTAAGTACACCACCGCCATCAAGAAAATTCGGGCGATGAAGGCCCGAAAGAAAGTCATACAGGGCGGGACATCTGCATCCAAAACCTTCGGCATCCTTGCGGTCTTGATTGACCACGCCGCTCGCCATCCAAAGTCCGAGATTTCGGTCGTATCCGAATCCGTGCCTCACCTTCGCAGGGGTGCGATTAAGGACTTTGCGAAGATTATGCAATGGACCCACCGATGGGTTCCTGACAGGTGGAACAAGACCCTGCTGCAATACAACTTCGCCAACGGTTCCACGATTGAGTTCTTCTCGGCTGATTCCGAGGCAAGGCTTCGAGGTGCAAGGCGGCAGATACTCTACATCAACGAGGCCAATAACATCGACTTCGATTCCTATTACCAGTTGGCCATCCGTACAAGTCAGGAGATATACATCGACTTCAACCCGACGCATGAGTTCTGGGCGCACACGGAAGTCCTTCCAGAAACGGATGCGGAGTTCCTCATCCTCACATACCAAGACAACGAGGCACTTCCCGATACTATCCGGAACGACATCGAACTGAACCGAACCAAAGCCGAAACGAGTGCCTATTGGGCCAACTGGTGGAAGGTGTACGGCCTCGGTCAAGTCGGAACGCTCCAAGGTGCGATATACGGCGATTACACGGTGATTGAGGGTATTGACCCATCCACGATGAAATTCGTCGCCTACGGCCTTGACTGGGGTTTCAGCAACGACCCTACGGCATTGGTCGCAGTTTATCGCAGGGGCGACGACTTGTTTGTCCACGAACTGCTTTACCATCGGGGGCTTACCAACTCGGACATCGCCACCCGCTTGAAGGAGTTCGGTATTACAAGGGCTTGGGAGATTGTCGCCGATTCGGCAGAACCGAAGTCCATCGAGGAAATCTACCGGATGGGGTTCAATATCAAGCCCGCATCCAAGGGACCCGATTCGGTGAGGCAGGGGATTGACATCGTGAAGCGGTTTAACCTTCATGTGACCAAGGATAGCACCAACCTGATCAAGGAACTCCGCTCGTACACTTGGGCCACGGACAAGGACGGCAAGGATACGGGAGTGCCGATTGACTCATTCAACCACGCCTGCGATGCGATGCGATATGTGGCCCTCAACAAATTAGCGGTCAGTAATTCGGGGAAGTACTTGGTGGTGTAACTTTACCCCCATGAACCTCGAATCCCTCCTTGACCTTGCCCTTGCCATCGGTCGGGTCGTGCTTGCCTTGGTGTTTATCGGCTGCATCCTAACCCTCCTACTGACCCAATGAAACTCGTACACTACTACCACATTTATTGCGGCGGCGGCGGCCAATGGCAGTTAATCATGCACCAACACATGATGGCCCTGTGCAACTACGGGCTGATTGAGCAGTTGGACGAGATTCGGGTGGGCATCGTCGGTCCTCCCGACCAGCGGAAGGCGGTCAAGGAAATCTTGGACAACTCGCTTGTGGCGGCAAAGGTCAAGGTCGTGGTCACCCGCACCAACGCTTGGGAGCAAGCGACCCTCACCGAGATGTATCGGGCAAGCCAAACCGAAGATGCCGCCTACCTGTACGCTCACACCAAGGGCAGTTCCGACCCATCCCTCATCAACCAACTTTGGTGCAGGTCCATGATATTCTTTAACATCGTCGCTTGGGAGCGAGCCATCGCAGAACTTGAAAAGGTGGATGCCGTCGGAGCCTACTGGTTGACCAAAGAGGAGTTCCCCCAAATTGCTGACCACAACAACCCCGACGGCTACCCCTACTTTGCGGGTACCTTTTGGTGGGCCAAGTCCTCCCACATTCGGGAACTCGGAGAACCCGTAAGGGAACACCGCTGGCAAGCCGAGCATTGGATTGGGAAGCGGGAAGGCATGACGGTCTATAACTCCTGCAAGGGATGGCCTGCACCTGATAAGTTCGTGATTACCTTTTAACCATGCAAGACAAAGAACTGATTGACATCCTCAACGAGTTAGACCTCAACGGTGCTGACTACGCTGGAGGCACGGACAAAGCCAACGGCCACAACTACACCAGCACCTATGCTCGGTTCCTCCAAGAGATGCGGGTGGACCCCATCAACTTCGTGGAGATAGGCGTTTGGCACGGCGGGTCCATGGCGATGTGGTGCAAGTATCTACCCAAGGCTAAGTTCCTGTTTTTTGACATTGCCAACCAAGTCAAGCCAAAAGCCGACCAGCACATTGATTGGAATCGCTCACACCTTCAAATCGCATCGGCCTACACTCCCGAAGCCGTGCAATACGCCAAGGACTATTTTAAGAACGGCATTGACTTCCTCTTGGACGATGGTCCTCACACGCTTGATTCTATGATTGACTGCGTTAAGTTGTACGCTCCCTTGATGAACCAAGGAGGCGTCCTGATGATTGAGGATGTGCAGTCCAAGGACTGGTTCACGCAGTTGTCAGCAGTCGCACCCAGCGGGGTTTTGTTTGAGGCCATTGACTTGACCGCATCGGGACGATACGACGACCTTATTGCAGTTTATCAATTTTAGCCATGAAAGTTCCCGTCATCATCAACAACCGCAACCTGCTGACATGGCCCAAGGCGATGGTCAGGGACTTGAGCAAGTGGGAGGGCATTGAGGACATCTACATCGTGGACAACGGTTCAACCTACGAACCGCTTTTGGAATGGTACGCAACGAAGCCGTGCGAGATTATTTCGCTTGGCGTGAATGCAGGCCATCAAGCCCCGTGGCTTTGTGGCTTGGTGCAGAAACTTGGTGCGCCTTACTACGCTGTAACTGACCCCGACCTGGACCTTTCGGCAACGAGCAGGCAGACGATTGTCAAGTGCGTGGATTGGTTGAAAGTGTACCCCTACGCTCACAAGGTCGGTCTATCCCTTCGGTGGGATGATGTGCCTCCAAGGTCGTCGTATTACACCCATGTCAACACCTACGAAGCCCAAAGGCAAAAGCGGTCCACCATTATCTCTGCTGCTATGGTGGATGTGGCGATTGACACGACCTTCGCCGTTTACAACAAGCCCGAATACTTTATCGGGGGCGTGTCTTTGCTGGAATGGGCGAGGCATATTCCTTGGTACTATTCCGAGAAAGAGCGCAAGGCTGACAAGGAGTTCAGCCAGTACCTTGCGACGGCATCGGCTGCATCTTCCTACAAGACCTTCCTGAACCTATGAAACTCCAAGACCTGACCATTGACCAATTCCAACGCATCGCTGCGCTGGAGTTCAGCCCTGTGCTGACCGACTACGATAAGCGTGCAGGGGTCGTTGCGATTGTTGAGGGGGTGGATATATCACTCGTCCGAGAAATGCCCGCCAAGGGGCTGACAAAGCGTTACAAGACCATCATAGCCGAGTGGAACGAACTGCCTGCCCTTGGGTACAAGCGGCGGTTCAAAGCAGGGGGCAAATGGTGGATTCCGACGGTGTTCACGGATGAACTCACGGCTGGCCAACTGATTGACCTGATGGACACCGACACCACGGACGAGAAGAAGTTGGTCCAAAACCTGCACCGCATCATGGCGACTCTTTGCAGGGAGGGCGGGTTTCTCGGTTACTTCCCGAAGAAGTACGACGGGGCTTCGCACCAAGAGCGGGCCGAACTGTTCAAATCCCACGCCAAAATCGGGGATGTTTGGGGGGTGGTTAGTTTTTTTTTGCTAAGTTCAGAATCCTACTTGAAAGTTTTGAGCGACTATTCCAAGCACCTGACGAAGGGGATGCAGGCCCAGTAACCAACCCCCTCGCTGGCTATGGTTGGCTGATGGTGGTGTGGAGGATGGCCAACAAGGATGTGCTGAAATTTGATGCCATCTTCGCAATGAAAGCGGTGGAGTTCCTGAACTATGCGCTCTTGATACACGACATCTTGGAGGCTGAACGGCAAGAGGCAGAGCGGATGCGGAGGCGGTAGGACACTTTGTTTGCGGGCCTACATTTACCAGCATGGAAACCAAAGTTCTCGCCAAGTTCGGAAGCGGTAGCATGAAGGAGGTAAACCTTGCAGACCTCCAAGCCATTGGTGTAACCGTAGGCCCGAAGGGTAAAGGCGTTGACCCACGGCAGCAGGTGCTGATTGATTGGCTCAAGAACATCATCGCCCTCGCACAAAAGAACCTGCTCACGGGTCGGGAGGACGGTAAGGATGTAAACGCCAATGGGACGCTATCCGCAAGCCTTGATTTTGATCCTATCCCATTGACTGCCGAAAAGATTGCAGTCAACCTTCTCGCCAACCCTTACTGGAAATTTGTGGACCAAGGTGTGCGGGGAACCGTCAGTTCAACTCGTGCGCCAAACTCACCATTCTCGTTCAAGAAGAAGGGTGGAGGAAAGAGCGACCAAGTTGGCCCGATGACCCAAGCCATTGCGGACTGGATTACCGACAAAGGGATTTTGGTCACCCCGACCTATTCCCGTGAGAAGAAAGCCAAGCGGACGGTGGAGGAGCAGAAACTCGTAGATGCAAGGTCTATCACCTACTTTGTCCGCACCCGTGGCCTTTACGCCACCAAGTTCCTTACCAATGCCCTAACCAACGAACAAATAGATTTGCTCGTCAATACTATTTCGGAAACCTTGGGCAAGCAGGTCAGCCTTTCAACATCACTATAACCCATGTCCATAACCGTCCTTTCGGGTTCGCCCCTTGTGGCCACGCCCGTTTACAACAAAATGCTTTACAAGGTCAGTGGCTCGCTGATTGCACAACCGAACTTCCGCTATGTCTGCGATGTGAAGAACCCCGCAGGGACGACGCTGGCACGGCTGAAATGCGACAAATTGCCGACCACCAACTTCGGATTCTTTGATGTGCAGAAGGTCGTGGAAACTCTGGTAAGCCCGACCAAGCCGTCCTTGACGCAGACGGGATTCGTGGACCATTCGGGATTTTATTCCGGATATCGATTGGACTTTACCCAAGAGTACGGCAACACGCCCGTCGTGACAGGAGCGACCACAACGGTCAGCGGGGTGATGGCGTTTGCGGGGAACTTGGAGCAGTTGGAACTTGCGGATTGGAGTGGCGGCCTGTACTTCCCATCCTTTATAGCGGATGGAGTGAGCAGGGCTTTGACCACGCCTACAAGTCGCACGGTTTACGGCACGGATTACGGATTCCTTTGCATGGGTCAGTCGGGTACACCTTTTGACAGGGTGCAGGTGACTTATCCAACGAGGACTTTTACCGTTGACCTTCCTGCATCCGTTAGCGGGTCAATCGCTCGCTTTGGTGCTGGACCGATGAATCTAAAGGCGTTGACTTCAGCGCAATGCTCGGACGGCTCTGCTGGCTCGGTCAACTTTCCCACCGCTGAAGGGTCTTCCTACACGCTTGCCTTTGAGGATTCGGGTTCAGGTGATTTTTCGGTCGCTTACACCTACATCATCGGCCCATGCCAGCGGTTCAACTCCATCCCCGTCCATTTCGTCAACAAGTACGGCGGGATTGATTCGTACACCTTTACCATGAAGAACAGGAAGCGGGCGAACATTGAGCGAGAGGTGTTTGGTTACAACTCGGATGTGTACGCAACCACCACCTACAACAAGGTTTGGGCGGGGTCGTTCGACTATGTGTACGCACTCAACTCCGATTGGCTGACCGATGCCGAATCCGAGTGGCTGATTGAGATGGTACGGAGCGGGTATGTGTGGCTCGAACTCAACGGAACCCTTGTGGAAGCGGTGGTCAACGCCAACCAGTATCAATTTGTAACCAGACGGAACGACCGCTTGACCCAACTGCAAATCGAGATTGCGGTAGCCTACGATAACAACATCCTATGAGCGTAACCCTCATAGCCTACCCAACCGCCAACTTCATTGACGATTTAACGGCGTGGAATAACTTCAACACCCGTGCGACTGCCGATGGAGCGGATGCGGTTGAAGCAGCCTGCTTTGACTGCCTGTACCTGCGCTTTGCGGGGCTGAATGCCATGCCCGAACTTGCCTATGTGCTGGACACGATGGGCGGGACTGACATCGCCGTCACCTATTCCATTGGCGACATTGAAGATGTGACCAAGCAGCGGGGCAGTTTCAGCAAAACCATCACCCTGCCCAACACCCCGACGAATCGGGCCTGCTTTGCCTACGCATACAACATCCAATCCTTCGTGGGTGGATTCCAACCGAACAAGCGGATTCGTGCCGCAATGTGGGAGGATGGGGTGCAGGTGTTTTCGGGGGTGCTGCAACTGCTCTCCATGTCCAAGACCAAGGGAACGGTCACCTACGAGGTGGGCTTGTTTACGGACAATGTGTCCCTGTTCAAAGCCATTGAGGGCAATATGCTCGTCAACACCGCAGGAGTTACAGGAATGAACCACACACCCACCAGCGGCCATGTGTCGGGTACCTGGACTGCAAGCGGTGCAGCAAGCAGCGGGTATGTTTACGGGGTTGTGGATGCGGTCGGATTTAGCGACTTGACCCAAGGGAACCTGGTCGCAGGGTGGTGGCAGTTGGGGCCAAGCATCTATGTCAAAAAGATGGTGGACCTCATCTTCACCCAAGCGGGATTCAGGTACTCATCCAACTTCTTCAACTCGTCCCTATTCAACAAGTTGGTCATCCCATACGCAGCAGGGACCATGCCCGTCAACTTGTCGGGGTCCAACATCTTCGCCCAAGCCACTGGGAACACGGCGAACTTTATCAAGGGCGCAAACCAAACGCTCGCATTCCCGAAAGACACGCCTGCACCGTTCTACGACAACCCAGGGTATTGGGTTGCATCATCCAGCACCTTCGTCGCTCCTGCACTCCCGACCCGTTGGAATGTGGATGTGACCTTGAATGTCAGCGGCTCAATTTCATTTAGCGGGAGTATTCGTTGCAATATGTCAATCCGAAACATCACCAATTCAACGGATGTGTCGGTAATCAGCAACATCACCGCAAGAACTCAAAACCAGTTCACAGTCCGCTTTGAAAACATAACCATCCCCGCAAACATTAACGCAAATGTGGGGTTTGTCATTACCGCTGATACCGTTGTTGCAACCCAAAACTTTAGCGTCCTTTCGGGGGCAACGATTCAATGGACTTGCTTGGAGAATCCGTTGGGCATCGGTGTGTTGGATATGCGGACGGCCTTGCCTGCCGATGTCAAGCAATCGGACCTCCTGCAAGATTTGCAGAAGATGTTCAACCTGCAATTCATGCCCGACCCCCAAGACCCAAGGCTGATTTACATCGAACCTTGGAAGGACTTCTACTCGTCGGGCGTGGTGGATTGGTCGCAGAAATCGGATGAGAATGCGGAGCAGGTGCTGACAAACGGCGACCCGAATGCCTACACCAACATCGTGTTCAAGTACAAGGACATGGGGGACTATTTAAGCAAAACTTACAAGCAGTCCTACCCCTTGGCCCGTGAAGGTTATGGAGGCCGAATCTTTAACACCTCCAACTTTTATGGCAAAGGCGATAAGGTCGTGGAAACCCTATGCGGTACACTCATCCCCGCATCGTTTGCCTCGGATAAGATTCTTGGCCGCACTTGGGATTTGGAGGGAACTCGGTTGAGCGGAAGCATCAAACCATTGCAAACGGGCTACCGCATTGCCCAATACAACCGCATCACGGGGCAATCCCCTTGGCTTTATTGGTTTGGTCTTGAAGAGGACGGGTTTGCTGCAACAACCCCGATAACCGCCCTCCCCTTCGTGTCCCACATTGACAACCCATACAACCCCAGCGTGGACTTGGCCTTCGGTCAGCCTCGCTTGGTGTACTACAACGCCGTGAACGCAAGCGGCAACCCGTACACCTACACCAACAACAACTTGTACAACACCTACTGGCTCAATTACATCAACGAAACGGTATCGCAGGAAGCCTTGCAGTTGGAACTCACGATGCTGCTATCATCGGTGGACATCTACCAACTTGACTTCCGCAAGCCCATCTACTACGGTGGCATCCGTTGGCGGTTGCTTGAAATTCGTGACTACCTGGTCGGGCAGATGAAGCCGTGCCGTGTAACCTTGCGCAGAATCTTGAACCTGTCCGAGTTTGTCGCTACCACGACCCCACCCGTTGCAAATGACCCATCGGCCCTGTTCAACGGTCCGATTGACCCCGACCCTGTTGACCCAGGGTATGAACCACCCGTAAACCCCGAACTACCCTCCGAAGGATAAGATATGGCAGATGTAACCAAAGAAATTGTACTTGAGGTTGGCCTCAAGGATTCCACCGCCGCTGGCACGACCAGCGCAAAGACCCGCTTGCGGGAATTGCAGAAGACCCTTGCGGACATGGCCCTCGCAGGCCAAGATGGGACCAAAGCATTCCGTGAAATGGAGAAAGAGGCGGGAAGGCTGAAGGACCAAATCGGGGACACGCAGCAAAGAATTAAGCAACTCGCATCCGATACCCGAACCATTGATACCTTCGTGAGTGCGGTCCAAGGTATCACGGCGGGATTCCAAATAGCCCAAGGAGCGGCGGCACTATTCGGAGCGGAGGAAGAAGAACTGCAGAAGTCCCTTGTCAAGGTCCAAGCGGCGATGGCCCTCGCCAACGGGGTGCAACAGGTGGCCAACCTGCTGAACAAGGATTCAATCTTGATAACCCAAGGCCAAGCAGCGGCGCAGGCGCTTTACGCCGTAGCGGTGGGAACAAGTACAGGAGCGATGAAGGCTTTCCGCATCGCACTCCTTGCGACGGGTATCGGCGCAGCAGTCGCAGCCGTTGGTCTGCTTGTGGCCAAGTGGGACGAACTGACCGCAGCGGTTCGTCGGTTCCTGAACTTGCCCGACCCCAAGCAACGGGCAGCGGAGCAAGCCATAGCCCTGCAACGAGAGGAAGCGCAACTGGAGCAGTACCGCCAAGCGTACGATAGGCATACCGATTCACTCATCGCTGCTGACAACAAGCGGAAGGCTCAACAGGAGCAACGCCGCAAGGAGCAGGAGGAAGCCACCAAGCAACGCCTGCTGAAACTACAAGAGGAAAATAACGCCATCATCAAGTTTGTGGAGGATTTGAACTTGACCCTCTACGAGATGAAATTGGACGCTCAAGCGGCAGAGGACCAAGCCGTCATTGATGGGATGCGCAAACAGGGCCAAGCCCGTGCATCAGCGGCGGCAAGGGATATCGAGATTGAGAAAAAGAAACTGGAGGACCAAAAGATAATTGAGCAACAAAAGGTCGAACTCGCAAGCAGCGGGTTTGCAACGATTGGTCAACTTGCGAATGCCTTTGCGGGACAAAGCGAACAATCTCAAAGGAAGGCGTTTAATGTCAACAAGGCGGCAGGCATGGCCCAAGCCATCATTGATACCTACGCAGCGGCACAGGGAGCCTATAAGTCGCAGATGACTATTCCCGACCCATCGGCCCCCGTCCGTGCCGCCGTTGCTGCTGGTATTGCAATCGCTCAAGGTCTTGCAAGAGTTGCTGCAATATCCAAGACGCAGTTCTCAAGCACCTCATCCACAACTCCACCGCCATCGGGAGGGGCGACATCAACAACTCCACCAGCGACTTTCTCCAACCCCCAAACCACGATGCTCGGAACGGATGGGGCTGCAATGAACGGCCAAGGCCAAGGGATGCAACCCATGCGGGCCTATGTCGTGGAGCGTGACATCCAGCAGACGACCAGCAGGGTGCGCCGCTTGTCCGAATTTGCAACATTGGGCTAACTGCTACATATCCCCACATGGAACTACCCGTATATCGGATGACTGTGGACGAAGTGGACGAAGGCGTGCAGTTTGTCGCCCTCGTTGATATGCCTGCGATTGAAAAACCCTTCCAAGCCTTCGCCAAGACCCCGCAGCGGTTCGCTGAAACAGGAGAACGCAGGGTGCTGACTGGACCGCTGATGCTTGCCGATACGCCAATCTTCCGCAAGGACGACACCTATGGCGAGTACTATGTCGTTTTTGACAAGGCGACCATCCGCAAGATTGTCCAAAAGTACTTCAAGCAAGGGAACCAGCACAATGTCAACGCTTACCACAACGCCGAACTGGATGGGGTGTTCATGTTTGAATCCTACATCACCGACGCAGAGCGGGGCATCCTTGCACCCAAGGGCTACGAGGACACTCCCGACGGGTCTTGGTTCGGTTCCTTCAAGGTAGAGAACGACGAGGTGTGGGAGAATCGCCACGCCTTCAAAGGTTTCTCCGTTGAGGGGCTATTCGGAATGAAGAACACAGGCACGGAACTTGAGGTCGCACTTGCTGGCCTTGCAGACGACTTAACCGCTTTTTTGCAACATATCCAACCAACCTACAAATCCCAATAACATGAACCTGAAATCAGCCATTGAAACCCTGCGGACCGAACTCCGCAAGTTCACAACCCAAAAGCAATCCTTCGCCGACTACAAGTTGGTAGATGGTACTGTTGTCCGAGTGGACGGCGACCTCGTTGCAGGTACCGCCGTGTATGTCATCACCGAGGACGAAACCCTCCCCGCTCCCGATGGCGAACATCAAGTCGAAGGCGTTGGCGTAGTCAAAACCGAAGGCGGCAAGATTACGGAAGTCGTCGTAGCCGAAGCCCCTGCCGCTACTGAAGAAGTAGAGGTTGCCGCTGAGATAACCCCCGAAGTTGCAGGCGAAGTGGTGAGTGAAATCGCCGAAGGCTATCCATTGGTGGACCCCGCCATGGTTGAAGAAATCGTCAAGAAGCACTTGGTCAGCATCATGGAGGAATTGAAGGCCGCCTATACCGAGATGGGTAAGATGAAGGACAAGATGGCCGCATTTGCAAGCCAAATGGAAACCATGACCGACATCGTTGAGAAGGTCGCCGAACTTCCATCCGAAGCCCCCAAGCCAACCGCCTCCGCTATCGTGGAGCAACGGAGGGCCGCAACGCAGCAGAACTTCAACGCACTCGCACAAGCAATCCAAAACCTAAAAAAATCTAACTAACCTTAACCCCCCAAAAACAAAGCCATGAGTTATTCATTTGTTGCACCGCTGACTACCTATACCGAGCAGCAGCGTTTGCCCCTCATCACCAAAGCCGTGTTCTCGGCTCGTTCGGCATCCTTGTTCACCAAGCAAGTTGGTATCAAGTCAGCCGCCGCTCTCAACCTGATGGACACCGATGCCGCTATTGCGAGCGGTGATTCTTGCGGATGGACTTCTTCAGGAACCACAACCTTCACGCAGCGCAACATCACCGTTGGTCGCATGAAGATTCAAGAAGAACTTTGCCCTCGCTCTTTGGAACAGTACTGGATGCAGTCACAGTTGACCGCAGGTTCCTCTTACGACGGTGTTCCATTTGAACAAGCATTCTCCGAGCAGAAAGCCCTCCGCATCGCCGAGGCTTTGGAGAACGCCATTTGGCAGGGCAACGCTTACTTCAGCGGTATCAACCAGTTGCTGAATGCTGCATCGGGTTCAACTGTTCTTGCCAACGCTTCATCTACCACTTGGAACCCAGTATCGGCTTCCGTTGGTATCACCACAAGCAATGTCATCAGCATCTTTGACAAAGTTTACAATGATATCCCACAGGCCATCTTGACCAAGACCGACCTCGTAATCTTCTGCGGATGGAATAACTTCCGCACCTTGATTGGAGCCATGAAGTCGCAGACTGGTGTTATGTACAACCAGGTTGACCTTCAAGGTTTGGCCGATGGTGATATCATCTACCCTGGCACGAATGTTCGCATCGTTGCAGTCCCAGGTTTGACCAACACCAACCGCATCGTCTGCACCTACCTCGGTAACTTGTTCTACGGAACCGACTTGTTGAGCGACGAGGAGCAGTTCTCGATATGGCTGTCACGCGACAACGACTCTATCCGTTATCAGGCTGCTTTTAAGGCAGGAGTGAATTTTGCGTATCCAGACTTGATGGTTGACTTCCGCTTGGCCTAAGTGTAAGGGGGGAGGGAAACTTCCCCCCGCTTTTTTATTCTTGCAACTCACAAAATAAATATACACTATGTCCTGCTCCCTAACTACGGGCTACGCCCTCGGATGCCGAGATTCAGTCGGCGGCATCAAAACTGTCTTTGTACAAGCCTTCAACCCAACGGGTTCCGTGAACACCAACGGAAGCGGAACGGTCACAGGCTTCACGGGTTTCTCATCGGGATTCTACGAGTACGACTTGACCAAGGCCACTTCGTCCATGACGGAAACCTTGAACGCAAGCACCGAGAACGGAACCTTGTTCTACACGCCCGAAGTCACCTTCACCATCAACAAGTTGCAGACCGCCGTGCGGAATGAACTGCGCCTCTTGGCTCGGAATCGCTTGCTGGTCATCGTCCAAGACAACAACAACCGCTACTGGGTGTTGGGTGCTGCGAATGGCTTGGAAGCCTCGGCAGGAACTGCTGGAACGGGTACTGCATTCGGTGACCGTAGTGGCTACGAGATGACGCTCACGGGAATGGAACCAGACCCGATGCTGAACATCTTGCCAGCAACATTCTCTGCGCTGACCGCACAAATCAGCGGGTCGTAGCGTATCTTTGACCTGCGGGCCTCATACCCCGCATGGTTTAGTGGTCTGGGCCATCTCGCAAGGGGTGGCCCTTTTTTTTGTACCTTTAGGCATGAGAATTTGCATCGTTTACAACGCCCACCCAACGGGGTGTTCCTTCTACCGCTTGGAGATGCCGAACGCTTACCTTGGCGACAACTACACCGAGTTTGACTATGTGTGCGTTGACAACATCGCCAATGTCAAGGATGAGGACCTAAAGACGGTTGATATATGGCTATTTAATCGCTTGTGGTGTCAAGGTACCTTGGACCAAATTCGTAATGTCTATAAGGCTTTGACGGCCTTTGGAGCGAAGGTTATCTTGGACCTTGACGACTACTGGGTGCTGGAGAGCGGCCACATCATGTACCGCCACTACCTGTCCACGAAATTGGATGAGCAGATACGGGAGCATATCCGTCTTGCGGATCATGTGACTACGACCACGGAACACCTTGCGCAGAAGATACGCCTGCTCAACAAGAAGGTCACCATCCTTCCCAACGAGCCTTACGAAGCCTACCAGCAGTATATCCCCGACACGACGACAGAACCCGAACCGCACCTGTTTAAAATCGGGTGGTTCGGCGGGGCGCAACACCAAGAGGACATCGCCTTGGTGGAGCATTCCTTTGGACTGCTGGCCCACGACCATTCCCTTGACGGCCGATACAAAATCTACCTTGGCGGATGGAACGACAACAACCCCGTTTACGACGATTACGAGCGGATGCTATCGTGCAGGGGACTGAATAAGAACTACGGCAGAATCCAAGCCGCTGACATCTACTCCTATGTCGGCGGGTACAACTTCATCAACGCCACCATCGCACCGCTCCGGGATACCAAGTTTAACCGCCTTAAATCCGAATTGAAGGTGGTGGAAGCAGGCTGGATGGGCAAGGCTATCATCGCCTCGGAAACCATTCCGTACACGGACATATTAGTCCATGGCCACAACGGTCTGCTGATACCTTATGGGAAGAAAGACGCTTGGTACAAGGCGGTCAGAAAATTCGTAAACGAACCCGACTACGCTCGCTCCCTTGCCGTGCAGTTGTCCAAGGATGTTCGTGAGAGGTTTGATATTACCAAGACCGCCGAGCGCAGGGCTGAACTCTACCGAAGTATTGGGCGCAAATTGTGAAATTCGGGCGCAAAGTACATTTAGGGTTAGGATGATATACCTATCCCCCAACACCACCAACACGATTGTCGTCACTTGGACGCAGCGGGCCTCATCGGGCGACCGCTTTATCTTACGGCTCACCAACATCGCCAAGAACGTCAGCACCGACTTCACGCTGCTGAAATCGGCCAACCTTTCCAACTACACCGAACGCTATGACAAATTTTCGCTTGCCGTGGGGTCGCTTGAAACAGGCTCGTATAAGTATGAAGTTTACGATACCAGTAGCACGGTTGGTGCAGCCGTTGCGGTGGTTGAAACGGGCTTGGCGTATGTACAGGTAGTATCGCTGACCTTCAACACCTTCGCAAATTCCATCCAGTACACTGTCTTCGGTTCATCCGACGAGGGTGTCTTTGACCAAACCTTTGACCAATCCTTCGCATGAGCGTACAAACGAGAACCCAGTTGCAGACGAGTGCTGCTACCATCACCAACGAAACCGCCGCAGGAGCGAACACCGCCGCCCGTGTGGGTGGCCTATTCGACGACCTTGCCGACACCGCCACCCTTGACCGAGAGCGGGGTGTGGCGAACCTTTACCTTGATTCCGATACCAACTTTACACCCACCCAAGGGAGCGCAGTAAAACTGAACTCTACGATGAAGTCGGGATTGCTGACTACCTACAACTTCACACGGACCACAAATTCTATCACCTACACAGGCACGACTAATGCGGCTTTGCGGGTGTCCGTCAGCATGGTGTTGTCGCAGAACAATAACACGCAATTAAAGGTGTATATCGCCAAGAATGGTAATGCCATCAACCAGTCCATGACCGACTTGACAACCACCCACACTAACGGCCATGCGGTGTTCACGGAAACCGTTCTACAAGGTACTGCAAACGATGAATTTACCATCCTAATCAACGCCATTGATTCGGGTATCCCCATCACGATTTCGGCCCTATCATTCACCGTACACACGCTATGAGTATAAAGCAATCATTCACCCAATGGCTGGGCATTGAACACAAGGTCCCCGTGATGCTTGAAAACAAAGCGGGCAAATACATCACCTACGGGGCGTTCAATGAATACCCCTACTACCTGTTGGACAACTATCGCCGCAGTTCCAAGCACAACGCTATCGTCAACGGCAAAGTGAACTACATCGTGGGCGGTGGATGGCAACCTGGGGAGAAGATGACCGTTGAGCAGCAGGCCCGCTACGCCAAGTTTTTTGATGGTTTGTCTGAGCATGACGACTTGAACGACATCACCGAAAAACTTGTTTTGGACTTGGAGATTTTCAACGGGTTTGCCGTTGCCGTCACTTGGAACAAGATGGGAACCATCGCCAAGATGGAACACATCCCCTTTGAAAAAATCCGAGTGGACAAAGACGAGCGGATGTTTCAGGTGGCAGAATGGTACAACGACGACATGGTGCAACTATATCCCAAAATCGGCGATGTAGAGAAAATCCCCGCCTTTGATGCTGACAACCGAATCGGCAAGCAACTATTCTACTATCGGGTCTATGCAGCGGGTGTCAAGTCCTATCCCCTGCCCGAATACATGGGAGGGTTGGCTTGGATAGAAGCGGATGTGCAGGTAGCCAACTTTCACAACAACAACCTGCGGAATAACTTTTGGGGCGGCTATCTCATCAACTTCAACAACGGTATCCCTACACCCGAAGAACAGGGCGACATTGAACGCCAAATCAAGCGCAAGTTCAGCGGCACGGACAACGCTGGCCGATTCGTTGTAACCTTCAATGACGATGTGTCAAAGGCTCCGACGCTTGAACCGCTCACACCGTCCGACATGGACAAGCAGTTTGAAATCTTGAACAAGGCCATCCAGCAGGAAATCTTTATCTCGCACCGTGTGGTCAACCCGATGCTATTCGGGGTCAAGACCGAAGGGCAACTTGGCGGCAGGCAGGAATTGGTGGAGGCTTATGAGTTATTTAAGGCGACCTATGTGAACGACCGAGTTCGCAAGGTGGAGCGGATGATTAACTATTTGGGTTCGTTCAATGGCGTGGAGGGGATGGAATTGATGCCTGTGGAACCAATCACCGAACAGTTGAGCGAAACGGCAATGATTCAAGCAATGACCCCAGCAGAACTTCGTGAGAAGGCTGGCTTGCCTCCGATTGAAATCAAGACCGAGAGCAGCGTGCAGGATGTCATCACAGCCATAAATAGCCTCTCTCCGCTCGTTGCAAACAAGGTGCTGGAGTCAATGTCACCCAATGAAATTCGTGCGCTTGTATCGCTTCCTGCGAAGCCTGAAGGACAAGGTCTTGCGCCTGATACGGCAACCGAAGTAAGCCCCGAACCAACTGCACCGCAAGGCTTGGCCTCCAACGACAACATCAAGAAACTGTCGGGCAGGGAATACCAGAACCTTATGCGTATCGTTCGGCATTATGCCCAAGAAAAAATCACCTTGGAGATGGCTCGCACGATGCTATCCGCTGGTTTCGGGTTGACCCCCGAAGAAGTGAACACCCTGCTCGGAGTGCAAGAGCAGGCGTTCTCCGAGCCTACATGGGGCGAAGAAGATACCGAGGACTATGGATGGGGGGACGAGGAATTCAAGGTCTTGGAGGTGGTTGCCAGTAAGTTTGGAAGCAACGCCGACGAGTATGTTGTCATGCACTCCAAGCCAATGCGGTTTGATGCCGATTTAGACGACCAGGTGCGTCAAGCGTTTGCGGAACTTGGGGAAGAAGAAAAAGAACTGGACAAAAAAATTGAAGCATATCGCAAGAAGAACCGAGATGCCTCCGTGGAAGAAATGGCCAAGGAGTTCGGGGTCAGCAAGGCCAAGGTCGCCAAGCGGGTCGCCTACTTGATTACCAAGGACCGTTACCCCATCGCCCGGGCCGTGGATCAAATTGCAGAGCAGAACCTGCCCAAGAACATCAAGGAGGTCGCAGAACCCGTGCTGGAAGTCCGCTACAAATACGCTTGGGCCGCTGGTTTCAGCAACAAGGACAAACGCAGCAGCCGTGAGTTCTGCAAGGTAATGCTGGACTTGGCTGACCAGGGCAAGGTTTACACCCGTGACGACATCAACGGTATTTCCAACATCATGGGCTACTCGGTTTGGAATCGCAGAGGCGGTTGGTACCATACCGCCAGCGGAGTGAACCGTCCACAATGCCGCCATGTATGGGAGCAGCAAATCGTCATCCGCAAGGGCAATAAAATCACAAAAGCATGAAGGCACTTTTCATAAGCGAACAAACCCTGCTGGACAACTCGGTCATAAACGAGAATGTATCGTTTACACAAATACGGCCAACGATTGTCAAGGTGCAGGAGATGCGGATTCAGCCTATCGTTGGGTCGGCCTTGTACTCGGAAATGGTGACGCAGGTTGTGAGCGGCACGACTACTGCCTTGAACACGACGCTCTTGGAGGACTACATCCAACCCGCTATGGTGCAATGGCTCTATTACGAGTTGCCGATGGTGCTTGCCTTCAAATACATGAACAAGGGCATGGTCCGCAGAACCAGCGAGGAATCCTCCCAAATGAGCATGGACGAAATCACCCGCTTGACGGACAAAGTGAAGAACGATGCCGAGTGGTACTCCGAGAGGATTACCCGGTACTTGATGGAGAACCGCACCGATTACCCGCTCTTCAACTCCCCGCCATCGGCCTTGGACACCATCTACCCGAACGGTACGAATTACAACACGGGGATGGCCTTGGATGCAAGAACTCTGCGCCGTGGTGCTGGCTTGGATAGACCTTGGCATTACGGATATGACCCTTACTGCTCCAACTGCTGAAATCTATGGGCGCACACGCAAAAAACATCTTGAAATTACAGGCTTATGTCATGGATAAAAATCAAGCAAGCACTCCTTGCGCTTGCAAATGCCCACCCGCAAGTAAACTCCTTCGGAACGGGAGACCCGCTTGCAATCGGGACCGACAACACGATAAACCTTCGCACCCCAAGCCGTGAGCGAATCGTCTATCCGTTGGTGTTTGCGGATGTGCAGTCAGCGACTACGGATGCTGGCACTTTGGCTCTTGTGGTCGGTGTCTATTTTAGCGACCGAGTGGAATCCATTGCCACGATGGGAGGCGTGGTTTCGGGCAGTCCAACGCTTGGCTGGCAGGATAATGAGGACGAGGTTTTGAGCGACCAACTGCAAATCGCTCAGGACTTCATTTCAAGCCTTACAAACGACCCGACGCAAGAGTGGACCC